CTAATACCATCAACATCACAGTCAATGGAGCTATCGATCCAATCTCTACAGCTCGACAGATAACCCAGATTCTCAATCGTGAGGCAACACTTTCAGGCACTTTTAATAAGGTAGGTGCTTCTCTCTTGGTAGGTGCTTAATGCCTTGGAGTCCTCAAGCCACAATCTCAATCAATGGTGTAGATCGTAAATCAATCACCTTGGCAGATGTGCAAGTCTCTTACGGGCGCACCTCAGTCTGGGAACAGGCTCGTTCTTCCTATGCTCGCATTTCTATCCTAAACACGACTAACACAGACTACATCTTCGAGATGAATCAAGTCGTGGCAATTAAAGTTAAGAATGTTGCTGGGACAGATGTAACAATCTTCACCGGCAAGATTACTAGCGTGGATAACTCGCTGGCAGGTTCAGGCACAATCGGCACAAATGCCATTCAGACCATCACAGCCGTAGGACCATTCTCTCAGATGTCTCGAAAGATTATCGGTTCTAGCAATTGGGCGAAGGAGATGGATACAGCTCGCATGACTCGTATCTTCAACGATGCTGGGCAGACCATCGATGTAGTTGATACTCCAGCCATCTATGAATTCGCCATCCGGTCAGGCTCGCCTGTAGATGCCTATTCAATCGCTGCCTCAACAGCGCAGGAAGCCTTTGGGTATATCTATGAGACCAATCTAGGCAAAGTCGGCTTCGCCAATGAATCTCGGCGTACTCTGGATGCCTTAGCCAATGGATACACAGTCATTCCAAATGGTCACATTCTCTGGGGCAATGTCTCAAGTCAAAAGACCCTGGCAGACATTCTAAACAACCTAACTCTTACCTATCATTCTGGAAGCAAAACAGCCACAGATGCGACAAGCATCGCAGACTTCGGGCAGGTAGATGGCTCTATCTCGACAACCTTGCACAATGCCTCAGATGCCCAGACTCAAGCAGATCGCTATGTAACGCTTCGAGCCTATCCAAGAACTTCTCTCAGCTCATTTACCATCCCGGTCAATGCCACAAACATCTCAGATGCTCTGCGCGACTTCTATATCTCGATGAGCATGGGCGAGCCTATTGAAATCACTAACCTTCCTATCGCTCTAAAGAATACAGATTACCGAGGATTCGTTGAAGGCTATTCATTCTCGATTAACCAATACGAGATGATCCTGACACTTAACACAACCGACTACACATACAGCTTCACCCCTACTCGATGGCAAGATGTCTCAGCGGCACTTACATGGAATGGGGTCGGGGCTGCTGTACAATGGACTACTTACGATGACTAGGAGCAAGTGTGGCAACCACAACTAACTTCGGGTGGACTACACCTGATAACACAGGATACGTCAAAGATGGCGCTCTGGCTATTCGTACCCTTGGCAATGCCATTGATACATCTATCGCTGAACTCAAGGGCGGTACGACTGGGCAAGTCCTCAAGAAGACTTCCGGCACAGACATGGACTTCGAGTGGGGGACAATATCCTCAACTCCTAGAATCGGTCAGGTAGTTCAGACTGTAGCGACAAACAATCCAAACACAACTTCTACATCTTATGTGGATGTAACTAGCCAAAATGTGACAATTACCCCGTCACTTAATACAAGCAAAGTTCTAGTCAGTTTTAGTTTCGTGGCAAGTTTAGATTATTACTGGGCTGACTCGCCAACTGCTTTTTTTCAAATTTTGCGTGGATCAACTGTGGTTTACAGCCCTGGTTCAGTAGGAGTCTATACAGCTTCAACAGTCAATGGTTACACTAGGTATCAATGCAATTTTGAATACCTTGATTCACCTGCTACAACTTCTGCAACTACCTATAAATTGCAATGGAAAGTAAGCGGAGCAAATACACCTCAAGTTCAATTAATTCCTTCTTCAACCATCACAGCTCAAGAGGTACTCGTATGAGTCTAAGCAAAGCAATTATTTCACTTCGCCCTGGTGCTGAATTCTCTATGGATGGCGATGACATCAAGACAATTGTTTGGCACACAGAAGGCGTAAGCACTCCAACCAAGAAGCAGATTGACGATGAGATTAAGCGTTTAGAAGCTGAGGAAGCAGCAGCGGCTCAAGCTTGTATCGATGCTAAGGCTTCTGCGATTGCTAAACTTGAAGCACTTGGACTCAACCTTGCCGAAGCACAGGCGATAATCGGATAATGACTCCTAAATTATGCAAAGCCGGACAGCAGCTAAGAGAACAATTCGATGATTGCTTTCCAGACCGCGATAGAACCTCAGACGGATGGATCGCAGATGCTCGTCATGTCGCAGCTGGTAAGTCTGACCATATTCCAAGCGCTGATAGCCAGACAGTTAGGGCAATCGATATTGACCGAGATGTATCTGGTAAAGCCAAGCCAGACTTCATGCCGGATATTGCTGACCAAATTCGACTCTGCGCCAAGCGCGGCGACAAGAGAGTGTCCTACATCATATTCAACGGGCGCATTGCTTCATCTCGCATGGGCTGGAAGTGGCGCAAGTATTCTGGAAGCAATCCGCATAACCATCATTGCCATATCTCTTTCACTACAAAGGGCGATTCAGATGGTTCGTTCTTTAATATCCCGATGCTAGGTGGTAAGTAATGGGTCGCGTAACGATAAGTTCAAATAACCTTTTCCCTGGTCCAAAGGGCGAAAAGGGTGAGAAGGGCGATGCTGGCGGTCCACAAGGTCCAGCAGGTCCAGCCGGTCCTACAGGTCCACAAGGTGAAACTGGTCCTCAAGGCTTACAGGGAACTCAAGGCAACCCAGGAGCGCAGGGCGCACAAGGTATTCAGGGAATCCAAGGCGTAAAGGGCGATACTGGAAACACAGGAGCGACTGGAGCCAAAGGTGACACCGGCGATACCGGAGCACAAGGATCATCAGGCGTTGTTACAGTCAATGCACCTTTAACTAATGCTGGTACTGCAAGCGCAGCCAATCTTTCAGTCTCAGCCGGAACAACATCGGCAGCCGGTATTCTTCAGCTGACGGACTCGATAGCCTCAACATCGACTACAACAGCGGCAACGCCTAACTCGGTCAAGACTTCATACGACTTGGCTAACGCTGCTATTGCAACTTCTCTTCATCAGGCTATGACAGGTCAATCTAGTTCTGTAGTAGATGCACCCGAAAGAGACAGAGTTACGGCTTCAAATGCTGGAACTGCAGGAAACATAAATTTTACATTCTTTACTCCAGTATCTGACATATCAATAAGTCAATTAACAATGGCTAGTGGATCGGCTGCAGTAGCCGCAACATTAATTAGAATGGGTTTATACACCTTTGACGGCACTACCGCTACCTTGGTAGCCAGAACAGCCAACGACACAACCTTATTCAATAGTACTTTTACAACCTACACTCGTTCATTCGATACCGCAGGCGGCTACCCTTCTTCATACAGTTTAGTAAAAGGTGAAAGATACGGATTTGCTTACATCATTGTCGGTGCTACAACTATGCCAACAGTTTTCTGTACTGCATTAGGTGGAAATATAGGTGGAAGCATAAGCAGGCTTGCACCGCCTATTGCAGCATTGAGATCAGGTCAAACGGATTTATTAACTTCCTCATCATCATTTAGCAACGCAAACCAAAGACCATTCTTCAGAGGATCATAATGAGTGAAATCAAATACATCGGAATCGTAAACGGATTTGACACTTGGGAAGTTTACCAAGACGGCAAACTCATAGGCTTCAATCAAAAAGAACCAGAGGAGACAGAATGACAATCAAGCACCCAGCAGTAGTAGCTCTTGGAGCCTTCCTAGCAGTATGGGGAACTACATCGAACTTCGACCTTAATTATCGGTCAATACTAGGGGCGATTGTCGCTGGCTTCTTCGGGTACGCCACTCCTAAGAAATGACCGCGCAGGACTATGCGGCGATTGCCGTCGCTATCATCACAGTACTTGGCGGCGTTGCGGCTTATGTCCAGTTCATGATTAAGCATTACTTGTCAGAGTTACGACCTAACGGCGGCTCATCTATCAAGGATCAGGTTAATCGACTAGAAGCGCGTGTCGATACAATCATCGACCTACTAGGTAAGTAACACTTATACTATGGCTAAGAAAAAGGTCATAGACCTAGACACTTACAACGCTCTAGATGCGTGGGCAATATCCCTGCATGAAATGTACAGAGCATTGATTCGTGCTGGCTTTAGGTCAGACATAGCCATGGGATTGATTGTGGACAAGGATATCTATCCTGATTGGATTCTGCCCAGCCTTCCCAATCGCATAGATAACATTCCCTACGATGACGAGGATGACGATTAAGAAGATCGTAATACTCTCGGACTTGCAAGTGCCTTTCGAGGACGTGCATGTAGTCCGTAACATTGCCAAGTTCCTCGGCACTTTTAACCCAGACCAAACAGTCACGATAGGTGACGAGATTGACTTTCAGACAATAAGCAAGTGGTCACAAGGCACACCCGAGGAATACTCACAGAGCCTTGGCGATGACCGAGACCGATGCGTCGAGCTGCTATGGGAATTAGGCGTTACCGATTGCATACGATCTAATCACACAGACCGGCTGTATAACATCATAATGCGCAAGATTCCCTCATTCCTATCCTTGCCAGAGCTGCGCTTTGAAAAGTTCATGAAGTTTGATGAACTAGGCATAACCTTCCACAAGAACCCAATGCCGATTGCTCCAGGCTGGATTGCAGTACATGGAGACCATACGCCTATCAAGCAACAGGGAGGTCTATCAGCCCTTGAAGCAGCCCGTAGGCATGGCAAGAACGTCATCTCTGGTCATACCCATAGGGCAGGGCGTAGCGCCTTCACAGAAGCCTCTGGGGGGCGTTTAGGGCGTGTTTTGCATGGAGTTGAGGTAGGTAATCTCATGGACTTCAAACAGGCTAGATACACCAAGGGAACGGCTAATTGGCAGCAAG